TGATCCAACTAATCATCGGCTAGGTGCGCTCCCGTATCTAGCCGAGCCGAATACGAAGGGACGATGAAATGCCATCAATCATTACTGCATCGCAACTGCGGACAGTCTTGGGCGTTTCGTCGTCCCTTTATTCTGATGCTTATCTCGATGGAATCATTGATTCTGCTGAACAAGTAATCTTGCCGATGCTGACTGCAAATCAAGCTGCAATCGCCGGCGTTTATCTTCAAAACAACATCGCCTACTACGTCACGCAACGTCCCAACACTTTTGTTGAAGGTCAGACAGTCGTTGTCACTGGTTGCGTTCCATCGACTTTCAACGGCACAATTACAGTCACATCAAACTATTGGGAGACTTTTCCTTTCATTCCAGTGTTTAATCTTTACTCTGGCGCAATTTATGTCTTTACCGCAGCTAAGACCAACGCGAACATTACATTCCGCGAAGTCATACCTGCTGGCGTTGCTTACCTATCCGGAGCAAACGCCGCCACACTCTACGCATCAACTCCGGCAGTCGAACAAGCCGTGACAATTGTCAGCGTTGAAATTTTCCAATCGGTTGTCGCTCCGGGCGGACAGATTGAAGGCGTTGATTTCACTCCATCACCATACAGAATGGGACGATCTTTAATGAACAGAGTGGTCGGATTACTTTCGCCATACCTTGACACTTCAACGATGGCCATCTAATGCCTACACCAACATCAATCGCAACAAACGTCAGAGGCACTCTTGCCACTGCCCTTTCTGGTGTCGTTGCTTCCGTTTATTCATCACCGCCAGAAGCAGTTATTCCGCCGGCTTGCGTAATCGTTCCCGATTCGCCTTATTTGGAAACGACAACAATCGGCAAATCTGCGGTGCGCGTGAAAATCAACTTCGTGGTCACTGCGGCCGTTGCATATAACAACACGGCCGGCGCACTGGACAATCTTGAGCAGCTCATCATCAGCATCATCGCAGCGATGCCAGCCGGATATGAAGTCGGAGACGTTCAACGTCCGACAATTCAACAGGTCGGCGCGACTAACCTACTAGTGGCGGATCTCGCGGTCAGCACTTACTACACACAAGAAACTATCTAAGGAGCAATCATGGCAACAACTATCGTCACCGGTCGCGACATAACCTTCACCTTGAATTCAGTGAATTATGACGCGCAGACAACTGCGGTCACTCTGGTCAATGCGCCAGTGATCACTACATATCAAACACTCGATGGAAAAGCGTATAAGCACATCGATGATCAGTGGACTCTCAACATCTCACTTCTTTCGGACTGGGGCGCGACTTCATCACTTTTCGAAGCGATGTGGACTGCATTTACTTCAGCTCCTAACACTGCACTTTCATTCACACTCGTATCAGCAACCGGCGCATCATTTGCTGGCAACGTCTTTCCAGTGGCTCCTACTGCTGGCGGCGCAGCTCCAGATGCACAGACTGACACTTGGGCGATGCTCTGCTCAACAACACCAGTTCTAACAATCACCTGATCGAAATAGAAACGGGAGCACGAAATGCGACTACCAATCACAATCGAATACACAAATGGCGAATTCGGTACATACACCGCACAACCGCCAGAGTGGGCTAAGTGGGAACAAAAAACAGGCAGCACAATTTCGCAAGCGCAGGAGAAGATTGGAATTTCTGATCTTCTCTTCCTTGCGTGGAATGCGATGAAACGTGAAGCCGGTGGCAAGCCAATCAAAGGCTATGAAGTTTGGTGTGAAACAGTGGCCGATGTGACAGTCGGTGACGTTCTCCCAAAAGTTACGCCGCCGGAAGCGTAAATCGGATTCTTGTCGAGCTGGCAATAGCCACAGGCATTCCGATGAGCGAATGGACGACGGCGGAGCAGATCTATACGGCCTTCGAGATACTGGAGAAACAGAATGAGCGACAAGGTTGAAATCGCCTATGACAAGGCCGACCTTCGCGCCATTACTTCTGCATTCAAAGCGATGGACGCTGAAGCAACGGATCAGGCAAAGAAAGAATCAAACGCCTTAGCAGATTATGTTCAGCGCAACATTTTTGAAGCCGCCGGCGCTCGAGGAGCGGTGGCTTCTCGAATTGCTCAAGGATCTAGAGTTAGTAAATCTAGCAAAATTGGTGAGATTAGTTATGGCTTTGTTTCTCAAAAGTTTTCAGGTGGAGCAACGACTCGAGATTTATGGGGCGGTGAAGAGTTCGGATCTAACACATTCAGACAATTTCCAAAATGGTCAGGATTAGGGCCAAAAGGTCGAGGCTCAGCAGGTTGGTTTATTTATCCAACTTTGCGCGCGTTGCAGCCAGAAATTATTGCAAAATGGGAAACTTCGTTCAATGAAATCTTGAAGGAGTGGTAAATGGCCGGACAATCGCGCACACTCAAGCTCTCGATTCTTGCTGATGTAGATCAACTCAAGAAATCGCTGAACACGGCAAATACTGACGTCGATAGCTCAGCAACAAAGATGCTCGACTTTGGCAAAAAGGCAGGATTGGCTTTCGCAGCCGCCGGAGCTGCTGCTGGAGCTTATGCAATCAAAATCGGAATTGATGGCGTCAAAGCCGCGATTGAAGATGAAGCGTCACAAAACAAGCTGGCCAATGCTTTAGAAAATGCCACTGGTGCAACAAATGCACAAATTGCAGCAACTGAAGCATCTATTCTCAAGATGTCTTTGGCGACTGGTGTGGCAGATGACAAACTTCGTCCAGCTTTGCAGCGACTAGCAATCTCAACTGGAGACATCAGCAAAGCTCAGGATCTTCTTACTGTTGCCCTTGATGTGGCTACTGCAACCGGGAAGCCACTGGAAACTGTTGCCAATGCAATCGGAAAAGCCTACGACGGCAACACGGCAGCTCTAGGCAAACTAGGAATTGGATTATCCGCAGCAGAACTTAAAACAATGTCGTTCACAGACGTCCAGCAAAAATTGACAGATTTATTCGGTGGAGCTGCTGCTGCGAATGCAGAGACTTATCAAGGCAAAATTGCAATCTTGAAAGTCAGTTTCGATGAAGCAAAAGAGACTATTGGCACAGGTTTATTGCCAATTGTCACGTCATTAATTGATTATATTAACGACAACGTCCTTCCAGCTTTTAATGCTTTCGCTTTAGGATTTAGTGGCAAAGGAAAACTCAAAGACGGAATGACAACAACTGAAACGGCTGCATTCGGTTTCGGAGAAACAGTCAAAAGTCTCACACTGTCACTTGGTAAAATGTTCACCGTATTCAATAGCGAATCAAACACAGGTCAAAGCTCAGGCTTAGGAAAGATAATTGGTTGGCTCAATACAATCATCGCGGCATTGGACAAGGTTGTGAAATTTGCATCAGTGACTTTAGGTTTATTAGGTGCAATCACTGATCCGAGCAAGTGGGGCATGTCAGGATCTGAACTAGGTGCAGAATTAGCAGCAAAGGCTGGAATAACGCAATCCTTTGCTAAATCAGGAACACCAGGTGCAATTTCAGGCGGTGGATCATCAACGCCAGTAGTGGTCATTCCTTCAACCGGCGGAGGCGGCGGTGGTGGTGGAGGCGGCGGTGGTGGTGGAGGCGGAATCGCATCAGCAGCAGCAGGTGCAATCAAGGTCGCAGCAGCAGCCGGCGGTGGCTTTACCGATTCACAGAATGCGGCTCGTCTAGCTGCTATGGGCGGCGGAGGCTTCACAGATTCTCAGAACGCCGCACGAATCAATCTGACAGTCAATGGCGCAATCGATGCCGAAGGTACGGCTCGCACAATTATTAAAGCTCTCAATGATTCCTTCTATCGTGGCACTGGCGGAGCGTCCGCACTTCAGGCAATCTAATGACTCAGTGGGCTCCAGTCTGGCGCGTTAAAATTGACGGCGTTGATGTCACTGATTCAGTGTTGGCTAATCTGACGATTACATCAGGGCGCACGAATATCTACGAACAAGCTCAAGCAGGCTATTGCTCAATTACTCTGATCATCTTTGGTCAAGCTGCGCTGCCATATGAAATCAATGACACCATCTCGATTGAAGTGCAAGACACTGCGGCGGCTTATGTGCCAATCTTTGGCGGATCAGTGGTGGACATCGCCGTGAGCGTCTCACAGGTCGGCTCTAGCGCATATACTCAAGAAGTCACCATCACGGCTCTAGGAGCCCTTGCAAGGCTTCAGAAGGCTCTTACAAATGGCGTCTTGACTCAGGACTTTGACGGCAATCAGATTGCCACCATCTTGGGTCAAGTTCTCTTTAACACGTGGCAACAGGTTCCGGCAGCTCTTACGTGGGCGAGTTATGATCCAACCGAAACATGGGCGAACGCACAAAACACAGGCTACGGAGAGATTGACACTCCAGGCAATTACGAGTTGGCACAACGCGCTTCCAATCGGACAGTCGTCTATGACTTGGTTGCAGCTCTTGCCACGTCTGGTCTTGGTTATCTTTACGAGGACGCTTCTGGCCTTATCTCATACGGCGATTCAACGCATCGCACGACTTATCTTGCCACCTATGGCTACACCGATCTCACTGCCAATCAAGCTCTAGGACGTGGCATCACTATCAAGACTAGGGCAGGAGATGTCAGAAATGACATCACCATCAACTACGGCACACTTTCGGCTAGTCAGGTCAGCGACACAGATCAGGCATCAATCGGAATCTATGGCGACCTTTCTCAAATTATTACGACGACAATCAAACACGCAGCCGATGCCACATCTCAAGCCGCCTTCTATCTAGCACTTCGAGCCTATCCGCAGCCAATCTTTGATTCCATTACTTACGCCTTGACCAATCCAGAGCTAGACAATGCCGATCGTGATGCCCTCATCAATGTGTTCATGGGTCAGCCAATAGCTCTCAATGACCTTCCGTCAAATATGTCAGCCGGAGTCTTTCAAGGCTTCGTCGAGGGCTGGACTTTCCGTGCTTCTTACAATCAACTAGATGTCACGTTACTCATGTCTCCACTGGCCTATTCACTGCAAGCCATGCAGTGGGCTGATGTGCCAATAGTAGAGACGTGGAGTTCCGTGTCGCCGACTTTAGATTGGGCAAACGCTACAATCGTCTCATGATGAAAGGAACAATGAATGGCTAATCCAACAACAAACTTCGGCTGGGTCATGCCGACTTCTGCTGATCTTGTCACTGACTTGCCAGCCGATTTTAACGTCTTTGGTCAGGGCGTTGATACATCAATGCAATATCTGCTTGGTGGCACAACAGGTCAAGTCTTATCAAAGACTTCCGGAACAAATATGGCCTTTACTTGGATTAATAATGATCAAGGTGACATTACAGGCGTCACAGCCGGCACAGGTATTAGCGGCGGAGGCACATCAGGTGCGGTCACAATCACAAATTCAATGGCAACAGAAATCACGGCTAAAGGCGATTTAATTGCAGGAACAGGTAATGCAACTTTTGATAACCTGCCAGTAGGTACAAACGGACAAGTCTTAACGGCAGATTCCACAGTTAGTCCAACAGGCTTGAAATGGGCTACACCTGCAAGCGGTGGAAAAGTCTTGCAAGTAGTTAGTGCGACCTATTCTACACAGACCTCAACAGGCAGCAACACTTTTATTGATTCAGGTCTAACTGCTTCAATTACACCAACATTAAACACTTCCAAAGTCTTGGTTTTAACTATGCAATTCGCTGGGTGTTACACAACTAGCAATTATACAAGTAATTATGTAAAACTAATGCGCGGTTCTACTGATTTAACTACTAGCGCAAATCCTGCTCTATTTTATGGTGGTGCTACTTTCTCCACTAACGAACTAGATGCAGTAGTCTCATTTAGTTATTTAGATTCTCCAGCAACTACTTCTAGCACAACCTACAAAACACAATTTAAGCAAGGCAATACTGGAACTGCAATAATTAACACTGGTGGGTCTTTATCAAGCATTATTCTTATGGAAATAGGAGCATAACAAATGGCAAGAAATGGCGATGTATTAAATATGCTTATACCTTCAGGTGAGTGGGTTCAGGTTGGCGATACCTTTGAAGGCATCACTTTTCTAGGTAGCGAGACAATCACAAAGGCTCAATACGAAACAGGCTTTGCAAAGTTTGATTCTATGAAAGCCGATGCGGAAGCAAAGGCAGCAACAGACAAAGCAGCACTATTAGCAAAACTTGGCATAACTGCCGATGAAGCGAAACTGTTGCTTTCATAGTGGAACACTCGACTGAGATGATTCATGGCTAATTATCCAGAAGGCACTGCTGCTCGGATCATTGAAGTCGCACTAGCTGAAGTCGGCACGATTGAGACTGGCGAGAATCTGACCAAGTACGGCAAATTCACAAAGGCCGACGGATTGCCGTGGTGTGGTTCATTCGTGAATTGGTGCTTTGACCAAGCTGGCGTGAAACTTCCATCGATGGTTTCAACGGCTGCTGGTGCTCATAAGATGAAAGAGCTTGGCCGATGGATTGAAGATAAGCCGCAACTGGGAGATCTATGCTTTATGGACTTTCCACACGATGGCATTGATCGCATTAGTCACATCGGCATTGTGGTCAAGGTAGGCACGTCAAGCGTTCTGTGCATCGAGGGCAATACTTCCGGAGATGGAGATCAGCGCAACGGCGGAATGGTGATGCTCAAGCAACGCTACATCGGCAAAGAAATAGTCGGTTTCGCTCGCGCTCGCTTGACAACCTATGCAGGAGAATATCCAGTGGTTGAGCCAATCCAAAAGGTTAAGCCAAAGGAGAAGAAGAAATGAAAGATATCAAAGCGTTAGCGGCATCATGGGCGAGAAGCTCTGTGGCCGGCATGTTAGCCGTTTATTTAACGGGCAACACCAATCCAAAAGATTTAGCGATGGGACTTGTCGCTGGAGTAGTGCCAATGCTCGCGCGTTGGGCTAATCCAAAGGACGTCGCATTCGGTAACAAGAAGTGAGCGTGGGCGAATGGACGGCGGTCGGTGGGCTTGTTCTTGCGGTGCTGACTGCCATCTATTCGTCAATGAGATTCATGGTGAAGTCGATCATGCGAGAGCTGCAACCGAATGGTGGCAATTCTCTCAAGGATCAAGTCTCTCGAATTGAGCAACGTCTAGATCAACTGATGCTGGAGTTCGCTCTTAAGAAATAGACACGCCGACGCCAATCTTGAAATTGTCGGACATAGATGTCACTCTTCTTCTGGGAGCATTCGACAAGGCTCCCACGGGAGCAAAAATGACAACAAGTGAAATCGGACTATTCGTCCTTATGGCTATCGCGTGCATTCTCTGGGCGATTGTCAGTTATTCAATCGGTTACAAAGAAGGCCACAAAGAAGGCTATCAACGCGGCAGAGCAGTCGGTCGCCATATCTCAACTCAGGCGGTGTCCAAATGAGTTTCTTGTTAAACTACGAAGATGTCGCAGCTAGAATTCAGCGATTTTGGGCTACTTATCCAAACGGGAAAATCCACACATCAATCATGGACGTCAATCTCGAAAAGGGCTATGTCCTAGTCGAGTGCCGGATATATCGCAATTATGAAGATCAAGAGCCGGCTGGTATCGATTACGCATTCGGCAACGTGAACACCTACAACGTCCAGATGAAAAAATGGTTTATCGAGGACACATGCACGTCCGCGATTGGCCGTTGCGCCGGCCTAGTTTTAGGCACTGACAAAAGGCCAACAATCCAGAATATGCAACAAGTCGAGCGAATTGATCCGAAGATTGTTCAAGATTCTGCCGTTGCCTATGATTACTGGAGCACTAAATTCGGAGACGTCCCATCATTCAAAACACGTGAAGAGGCAGAAGAAGCCGGCATTGCTACGCTTGGAACGGCCATTGACACCATCAAAGAAACTCTAGGCGGCGTCCAGGTTGCAGCTGCGCCGATGTGCGCTCATGGTCACATGATCTGGAAAGAAGGAGTCTCAGCCAAAAATAACAAAGGCTGGGGCGGTTATATGTGCGTCGAGAAGGTCAAGGCGAAGCAGTGTCCGCCTGCCTGGTACATGCTTGGATCTGATGGACAGTGGAGGCCACAAATATGACAAAGAATCGATTGATCCGAATTCTTGTGATTACCGAGTGCGTTCTGGGAATCTTGATGATTGTGCTGGCTATCAAATGAGCGCCGTCACCGAGATCATCAACATCGATGAAATGGTCGGTCGAACATTGATTGATGGAAAAGTCGTTGCAGAATACAAGGTTGAGAATTGCGACAACTGCCAACATATTCGCACGCTGGATAAGTCCGGCTATCAATACAACGTCGGAGGAGAGCCAATCTTGTGGTTCTGTATCGAATGCAGAAAATGACAGTGACGGAGGCCGATGAATGGGCTATTCATCGACGTGCCAGTGATGTCATATTTGCACAATCTGCCAGTCTGGGCGTAACAGTTCGATATAACACGAAGTTAAACAATCATGAAGCAGTGGCTGAATACGCAGAGTCACTAGCTGCTGAATTATTGGTTGCACGTTACTTCGGACTTGATTACGACATCAATGACAACAAAGGGAAAAGGCGGGCTGATGTAGGTCAGGGAATCGAGGTTCGCTGGACGTCATACACCGGTGGCAATCTAATCGTGTATCCGAATGATCGTGATGATGATGTGGCCGTCTTGGTCGTTGGCAAGTCTCCGACCTATTACATCGTAGGCTGGCTTCCAGTGGCTTTTGCTAAGCGCAAGAGATTTAAGAATCCACGTCAAGATTCCTGGTGGGTAGATCAGGGCAACCTCAATCCAATCGAGAATCTAGCCAGGAGCGAATATGCCACTGCTGCGATTTGATTGCTCAATCTGCAAGAAACTCTACGGAGATGGGCGTCGTGAACACCTCATCACAAAAGGCGCTGAATTGACTGAACACGAATGGTTTGCTCAATGCTCAGGTTGTGGGGCATTCTCAGTCAAACTGGTTGATGATGGATTAGTGGCTGGTCTGGAATGAAAATTCTTAATCTTTACGCCGGCATAGGCGGAAATCGTAAATTATGGGGCGATGAGCATGAAATCACGGCCATAGAGTACGACGCTGATATTGCTAAGGTCTATGCAGATCACTTTCCAAATGACAAAGTAATCGTCGCTGATGCTCATGAGTACCTTCTGGAGCATTACGATGAATTTGATTTCATCTGGTCATCACCGCCATGTCAGTCTCATAGCAGTTTTAGACAGAACATCGGCGTTCGTTATCGCGGAGTCAAGCCAATTTATCCGGACATGAAATTGTGGTCTGAGATCATATTCTTGCAGTATAACTTTAAGGGTAAATGGGTCGTGGAAAACGTCAAGCCCTATTACGCGCCATTTGTGGCGCCAACGGCAGATCTACAAAGGCACTTCTTCTGGGCTAATTTCGACATTCCAAGCGTGGAATTCCAGAAGGATATGCTCAGAGCTGCACAAATACCGCAATTACAAGAACTTCACGGCTACAACCTAGAAGGCTATAAACTGCCTAACAAGCGCCAGGTGTTACGCAATTGCGTACTTCCAGGCTTAGGCGAGCACGTATTCAAGCAGGTGCTCAATGTGTAGTTATCCACACGATTATCCACAGAAGCCTGTGGAGGAATCGACACTCCGACCTCAATCCTTGACAGAATGTCAGTGTGCATCGCTATACTTGAAAGATAATATCTTGAAAATAAAGATAAATAAAAAGAAAATAAATATAAAGATAAAAAATAATAAAAACTTATTGGCTATTCCTATGTCAATTCTGATCTTGACAATATCAACAACAACAGAAGCAAATGCAGTTACACAAAGCGATTCATTGAAGTTGTACGCACATTCTCGCATCGTATCTATGGAGCAGTTTAATTGCTTCAATGCGTTGATTACTAAGGAAAGCAACTGGAGAGTTGATGCACGTAATGGATCTCATTACGGCTTAGGCCAGATGCGTAATGCTAAGTACGCACGACTTGATGGCTTCTCTATGGTGGACTGGAGTATTCGCTACTGCAAGACACGATACGGATCTATGTGCAACGCATGGAGATTCTTCAAGGCTAATGGCTATCACTGATGGCAACTAACTCAGCAAGAGCTAACGGAGGCACAAGAGCCTGGTCAAAGATACGTGAACGGATACTGATAAGAGACGCTAGGTTGTGTCAATACTGTGGCAACGATGCTACGACTGTGGATCACGTGATACCAATCAGCAAGGGCGGCACTGATGAGCCAGATAACCTATTAGCAGCGTGTACTCGATGCAATTACTCGAAAGGCAACCGAACAGGCGTGTTTTTTGGTATAGCAAGGACAC